GCGTGGCCCGGTCTGTGCGCAGCACCGAAAGCACGCCTGCGATTGAGGCCGAAGACGCCGCCGATGCCATCGCCGCCGAAGCCTACCGCCGCATCATGGCCGATGGCCGCTTGGGCGGCTTGGCCATCGACACCACTTGCCACTTGAGCTGGGTGGATGACGAAGCGGAAACCGCCCTGGCCTCGTGTCAGTTGGTGGCTTCGGTTCGCCACCGCACCCGGCGCAATGACGCCAGCATTTCAACCTGACATTTTTTAACCGGAGAACACCATGACTGTTCGTTCATCTGCAGGCAGCACGATCAAGATCGGAGCCACCGCACCCGCCACCTTTGACGCCACTGGTTACGCAGCCCTGACCCTCACCGCCATTGGCGAAGTGACCGACCTGGGCGAGTTTGGCCGCGAATACAACCTGATCACCCACAACCCGCTGGGCACCCGTGGTACCACCAAGCTCAAGGGCTCCTTCAACGAAGGCGCCATCACTATGCAATTGGGCCTGGACACCGACGATGCTGGCCAGATTCTGGCCAAAGCCGCCAGCCTGAGCGACAACGACTACAGCTTTGAGATTGCCACCCAAAACGGTGACAAATACTACTTCCAAGCCAAGGTCATGTCGTTCAAAGTGGGCGTGGGCAGCGTGGACCAAGTGACCACCGCCACCATCCAGGTGGAAATCACCTCGGGCGGCACCAACCCCGGCATCATCGAGGCGCTGGCCGCCTGATAGGTTTTGGCCTGCGCCGTAATGCAGGCCACCCCCGCAACTACCGGGCGGGTTCTCTTTCTTTGCGGGAAGAGGCCCGTCCGGCAAGTGCAAATTTTCTCAACCCGCAAAGGAAATCATCATGAGCAACGACAACACCTTTAATTTGGCCGAATTTGAAGCCGAAGACACCGCTGTTTTGGACTTACAAAACAAAAAAGACGATGGCCCCCTGCTGGTCAATGGCCAGCCCGTGCAAATCGTTTTGTTTGGCCCTGGCAGCGCCGAATTTGTGCGCGCCGAAGCCAAGGCCAACCAAGCCGCACAAGCCCGCACCTTTGCCGCCCTGCGCGGCAAGCCGATGAAAGAGACCCCCGAAGAGGCCCGCCAAAAGAACGCTGAAAAGCTGGCCGCCTGCACACAGAGTTTGGTCAATTTTCCGATTGAGGGCGGGGCCTTGGCGCTGTACAACAACCCGAAGCTGGGGTACATCACCGCCCAAGTTGAAAAGTTCTTGAGCGACTGGGGAAATTTCTAAGCCGGGTCAGTGATGAACTGACCCTGTACGCCAGGCATTGCGCCTGGCTGGACGCCCCACCAGAGACCCCAAAAAACAGCAAAGGCAAGCCCAAAAATGAACCCACACGCAGAGAGCAGCACGAGCAGGCCGGGGCCGAGCCGCCCATGCCCGAGCTTGACGCAGCTGGCTACCTGTGGGGCTTTTTGGGCAGCGCCGGAATCACTGAGCCGGGGCCAAACGGCCCAATTCCGGTTTCGTGGGTCTCGCTTGAAGGGTGGCAGCGGTGCAACGGTTTGCAGCTTCGCCCGTGGGAAGTTCGGGCGATGCGAGCGGCAAGCGGTGCGTTTGTGTCTGAGTGGTACGCCGCGCAAGACCCGGCGCGCCCGGCCCCGTGGCTTGCAGACTGGCAAATTGATCGGGCCAAAGTGGCCGACAAAATCGGCGCGCTTTTTGGTGCCCGAGCAAAACGAAAAACGTGAAGCTGTGAGGGCAAGTGCATGAGCGATATTGGACTGGTCCTCACGGCGGACACGCGCGCCATGATCAAGGCCATAAAGGATGCCGAAGCGTCCATGCGTGATTTCACGGCAAATAGCAGCGGCAATTTGATCAAAATGCAAAAAGAGGTTGACAGGGCCGATCGCGCTTTGTCGCGGATGGCCTCGGGCGGATCAATGGATCAAGTTAAAAGGGCCGCAGATAATGCCGCTAGCTCACTTAAGGCCATGGCTGGTGCATTTCTTGGAATTCAGGGCGCCAGAGTTGTTGGCCAGGCGGCTGATGCGGTTACGGCGCTTGGAAACAAGCTGAAGCTGGCAACACGCGACGCACAAGAGGCATCGCTGGCATACAGTCAGGTTTTGGAAATTTCAAATAGGTCAAAGGTGTCGTTTACAGAGCTTGGGAACACGTATGCCGCCATTTCTCGCAATACCCAGCACCTTGGCATTTCTCAAGAGCGCCTTTTTAAGGTCACAGAATCCATCGCCAACGCCATGACGGTCAGCGGCGGCACGGCTGAGTCGATGAAGGCTGCGCTGGTTCAATTGGGCCAGGGCATGGCCAGCGGCACCTTGCGAGGCGAAGAACTTAACTCCGTGATGGAGCAGACCCCACGACTTGCGCAGGCACTTGCAGACGGCATGGGCATCAGTATTGGTCAGCTGCGTGAAATGGGGCAGGCTGGAAAAATTACATCCGAGACTGTTATTCGCGCTCTCGAAAGCCAATACGAGACCTTGAAAAAAGAGGTCGGAGAATCCGCCATCACCATTGGGCAGTCTTACCAGGTGTTGAAAAACTCCGCCACAGATTTTGTCGGGTCTTTGGATGTTGTTAACCAAAGCTCAAGCACGCTGGCTGAGGTCATTTTGATGACCGGGAAAGCCGTTTCTGATTTTTCAATGATATTGAAGTCAATCAGCCCCGCAAGCAAAGAGGCCGGCAAAGACTTGGGGTTTTTACTGGCAATTCAAGATGGGCTGGCGACCGCATTTGAGACCGTTGCGGTTTTGGGGGTTAACCTGAAATTTGTGCTTGTCAGCATCGGTCGAGAAATTGGCGGCATTGCAGCACAGGCCGCAGCCGTTATGACCGGCAATTTTTCGGAGGCGTCTGCTATCGGGCGAGAAATGCGCGCAGACGCCGAGGCGGCAAGGGCCGAGGTTGACCGACAAAGCGCCGCCATTTTGAATGCGCGAACAGTGCGTGATTCGCTTATTGGGGCCAAGGGCTATGACGAGCCAAAATTTGCAAAAATGCTGAAGGCTGAAACAGCCGAGCTTCAAAGGCAGCAGCCAATAGCAGAGGCATCGGCAAAAGAAAAAGCCGCCGCCGACCGCAAGCGCGCAGCTGCAGCCAAAGAGCTTTCGGATGCGGTGGCAACTTATCAGGGGTTGATAGCGAAAGAATCTGGCCTGTCTGCAAGTTTTGCGGGCGATTGGGACAAAATTTCGCTGGCCTACAAAAAGGGCAAAATCACGGCAGATCAGCTGCTTGAGGCGCAGCGATTGTTGCTTGATCAGCAGCCCTTCATGATTCAGGGGAAAAAAGACTTAAACGATTTGGCCAAGAAAGAAATCAAGCTGGCACAAGACACGCAAAAGGCGCACGAGGATGTGCTTAAGCCCTATTTGCAAGCCACCAAGGCGGCAGAAGATCGCGTCAATTCCTTGGAAATGGAAGAGGCTGCGCTGCAAATTGCAGACAGCATGAACGTGTCGTTGGCCCAGGCCGTGGAGATGGTCAACATCGCCAAGCTCAAGGAAAAGCAAATTGACGCCATGGGCAACGAAGACGCCGTGGCCGCGATTCAAAAAGAGATTGACGCCCGCGAAAAGCTGGTGGGTTTGATCGGCAACAAGGAAGCCCGAGACGCATCGGCCAAAGCCGCCAAACAAGCCGCCACCGACTGGCAGCGTGCTGCTGACAAAATTCAAGACAGCATCACCGATGCTTTGATGCGCGGTTTTGAGTCTGGCAAGAGCGCCGCGCAGGTACTGAAAGACACCGTGGTCAACATGTTCAAAACCATGGTTTTGAGGCCGGTGATTCAGGGAATTGTTGGGGGCGTTACCGGACTGGGAGCCGCAGCCGCGCAAGCCTCTGGCATTGGTGGCCAGGCATCCATGTTGAGCAACGCCTTTTCGGCTGCAAGCACGGCCGGAACTGCCTACACGCTTGGCAGCCAATACCTTGCCGGAACGATGAGCGCGGCAAACGTTGCTGCCACAGCCTTTGGCAACACGGCCTCGGTTGTCATGGGTGACGGTCTAAGCGCAATGCTTGCAAGCAATGGCGCATTCGGCACAGCAGCCGGGTCTGCTGGCGCGGCATCGGCGGGCAGCAGCTTGCTTTCAACTGCTGCAGCCGCAGGCCCTTACGTTGCAGCCGCTATATTGGCCCTGAATGCGCTTGGTGTGTTCAAGTCCAACAAAGTGGTCGGCGGCGGCATCTCGGGAACGCTTGGCGGTGATGACCTGGAAGCCTACGACCTCAATCGCCGGGGTGGATCGCTTTTCAGTGGCCCATCTTATTCGGTGCAAAATTTCCGAGAGACTGAACAAACCCGGGCAGTTAACGAGGCCTTTTTGTCCATACGCACGGGCACGGTTCAAATGGCGAAAGACTTGGGCTTGGCTACCACGCAGGTCGAGGGCTTTACCATGTCGGTGGGTGATGTCAAAGTGCATCCAGACATTGACAAACTTGGGCTGGTGCTTGATGGCCTGAGCGATCAGCAAAAACTTGCCAAGATTGAGGAGGTGCTTCAAAAATCCGGCAACGCAATGGCCGAATTGGTTTTGGGTGCAGGTGCAACAGCCCAGCAACTTGCACAGCTTTATGCCACGGTTATGCAAGAACGTGCGGGTCTTGAAATGCAACTGTTGCAACTGCAAGGCAACACCGTGGAGATTCGTCGCCGCGAGCGCGAAGCCCTGCACGAATCAAACCGCGCTATCTACGACCAAATCAAAGCATTGGAAGACCAAAAAACAGCGAACGAAGATGCCGCTGAAGCCATCGCCAAAGCCGCTGAAGCGCAGCGCAACGCATTGCAGACAGCACGGAACAACACCGATGCCGCCTATGCCGCATTGGAGCGAGCCGTGAACGCGCAAAAACGTGCGGCTACCGTGACACGCGATGTCGCTCAACAACAAGTCTCCTCGATCAAAAGCATCATGGATGTTTTGGAAGGTGGCATTCGTAACCTGTTTCAGGGCACACGCGAGGCCGCATTCCAAGGGATGTCGTTCATTGACCGTGCGCTTGCCACTGCACGATCAACCGGATACTTGCCTGACTCACAGCAACTTCAGCAAGCCATCACAGGGGCCACGCAAGGGATCACAGGGCGAACATTTGCAACCAAGGCAGACCAGATCGAGGCCCAGCGCCTTTTGGCCTTTAAACTGAAAGACCTGCAAGACATCGCTGGCACACAGTTGACCGAGGCTGAGAGACAGCTTGAAGTCGCCAACAAGCAATTGGAAAGCCTAGACGCAATCCTTGAAAACGCACGGGCACAGATTGACGCTTTGCGGGGTGTTGACAATTCTGTGATGTCGGTGGAAGCGGCCATCAATCGCTTGGCTGATGCACTTGCTTTGCAAAAATCTTCAGCATCTACAGTCGCCAGCCCGTTTACTCAAACGCAAGTTCAAGCTGCGATGGCGGCGGGTGTTAACTCTGGAAATTACAACGCAAGCGGGGCAACATCTTTTAATTCGGCTTTTGAGAGTCAAATTGCTCAGGTGTATCAAAGCACATTAGGCCGACAAGCCGATGTCAGCGGTTTGGCTTATTGGGCGGGTACAGGCCAAAGTCTTTCGCAAATAGCAACATCTATTGCTGCCAGTGCTGAAGCGCAAGCCCGTGCGGTTGGTGTAGATGTGCAAAATGCAATGATCCAAGAAGTAAACAAACAACTTGGTTTGACCACAAACATCAAGGCTTTTGCGAATGGCGGTATGCACGCCGGCGGAATGCGTCTGGTGGGTGAGTATGGCCCCGAGTTGGAAGCCACAGGCCCAGCGCGGTACTACAGCGCCTCACAGACTCAAAGTATGTTGGGCGGTGGTGTGGTGGATGAAATCAAAGGCTTGCGTGAGGAAGTCTCGATGCTTCGCGCTGAAGCACGGGCCACGGCGGTCAACACAGGCAGAACGCAAGACATCATGAAGCGCGTGACACGAAACGGGGAAAGCATGATTGTGAGCACTGACGGCGAAGCCTTGGAGGTGACATCATGACCATGTATGTCGTCAAGCCCATCAAGTTCAGCCCTTCGATGCTGGTGAGCACCACGGCGCTAGAACCCACTCCATTGTGGGTTTCTGGCACGACTTACGCCAAAGATGCCGAAGTGACTTGGGCTGACCTAGATGGCAATGTCCGCAAATGGAAAAGCCTGGTTAACTCCAACACCGACACCCCCGGCACGACAGAAAAGTGGCTTGACATTGGGCCTTGCAACAAATGCGCGATGTTTGACAACATGGTCAGCACTCAGACAGTCGCTGCGAGTCCTCTGGTGGTGGTTCTTGAGCCTGGGGACGTTATCAGCAACCTTGCACTGCTGAACATGATCGGCAACGAGGTGAAGGTGGAACTGCTGGTGGGCGGCGTGGTGGTCTATGAAAACACCCAAAGCCTGCAGGGTGCTGAAATTGCATCGTGGTGGGATTACTACTTTGTTGAAAACGAACAAATCAGCCAAATAACCATCTCGGACTTACCCCTGTTCTATGCCCCGCAAATCAGAATCACAATCACCGGAACTGACAACGTGGCAATTGGCCACACGGTTTTTGGCTTGCGCTTTGAAATTGGCTCTTTGGCTTTGGGCGCGACATCCGGCATCATTGATTACTCAAAAAAAATCACTGACGAATTTGGAACGACTGAATTTGTCGAGCGCGCATTTGCTGACGAATTTAGCGGCCAAGTTTTGGTGGAAAATAGCCAACTGAACAGCTTAAAGCGTAAACTCAGAGAGCTGAGGGCGACACCAACATTGTGGGTAGGAACGGATGATGAAACCTACAGAGAAACATTGGTTGTTTTTGGATGGTACAAGTCGCACAGAATTGCCATCAACTACCCGGCACACTCGCTGATCGACTTTGACATTGAAGGATTGACATGACAGTACCCGCACCACCAACACTGACTCCGGCCCCAAGCCCCGCACCAACACGGGCAGATCCGGCAAATTTTAACGCCAGGGCCGATGCTTACCATTTGTGGCTTGTGCCCAACGTCAACACCGAGATGCCAGCCATCTTGACGTGGATGAACGCTCGCGCAAACGAAATTGCGACACAAGCCTCGGCCACCTTGACGGCATCATCGGCCGCCACGGCCGCAGCAGCGGCAGCAGCAGCGGCGCCCACCACAAGCGCCACAAGCGCCACCAGCCTGACCATTGGGACGGGAAGCAAAACATTCACCGTGCAAACGAGCAAGTCTTTTGTCTCGGGCCAGTTTGTCATCTTGGCAAGCCAAGCCAATCCAAGTAATTTCATGTTTGGACAAATCACCAACTACAACAGTGGCACGGGCAGCATGACCGTTGACGTGCAATTGACAAATGGATCAGGCACGGCGGCCGAATGGGTGATTGGCCTGTCGCCGCCCGTTGCAGGACAACCAGAAATAAAAACCCCCACCAACATCAGCCCCGCAAGCGGCGCAACAGGAATTGTCGAAACGCCAACCCTTACAGGCTCAACCTATTACAGCCTCTACGGAGTGGCGATGGCTGCGGCGCAGTGGCAGGTGTCTACCTCCAGCACCTTTGGCACTACGGTTGTCAGCACAGGCGATGTGGCGGGGGCTGCTGTGGCGTACACCGTGGCATCTGGCCTGCTGTCCGTCAGCCAGTCGTATTTTTGGCGTGTGCGCTACAAAGATGCCAATGGGGTTTATTCCGGCTGGTCCACGCCCACGTCGTTCACCACCAGCGCCACCTTCAACAACTACATCGCCACCCCCACCGCCACACCGAGCAACTTCGGTGATGCGCTGGAAGGCGGTTTTTACGCGGGCCTGATCTGGAACGAGGTCACCACCAGCAGCACCAGCCGCACGCTGGCAACCGGAACCCAGACGTTCACGACGACCACCAACATGGCGAGCACGCCGCTGTTCTACGCAGGGCAAGAGCTTGAGGTTCGCAGCCGCGCCAACCCGGCCAACCGTTTTCAGGGCACGGTCACGGGCGCCACCGGCACCACACTCACGCTCAACGTCACCAGCATCACCGGCTCGGACACGTTCAGCGACTGGTCGATCATGTCGCGCTACCGCGTCATCGTTGCGCCCAAGTCCAGCGGCGAAAACGCAGGCATCGCGCTCAAAAACGCCAACACCGCATTTCCGGTTGCCACGCAGACGCTCAACGAAGGCTTGAGGGCTACACAGGCCATGCGCGACGCCGACACCAGCACGGTCTACCCCGCCGCGCATTGGGCGCACAACCTCAGCATCAACAGCCGAACCGACTGGTATATCCCGGCTCGGGACGAGCTGGAACTGCTCTGGCGCAACCTCAAACCCGTCACCGACAGCAACTACACGACAGCCGATCGGGCCACGGGCGCCACGGCCAACTATTTGCGCGACGGCGCTTTCAACGCCAGCCCGAACACGCATGGCACCAACAACAACACAGCGCCCACGGGAGCTGCCTACACCACCAGCGTGCCGGGGCAGACGGCCAGCACCGCTTTCCGCACGGGCGGCGCTGAAGCCTTTGAATTCGGGTCTGCCTACTACTGGTCGAGCACGGAATACGACGCCTCCCGCGCGTGGTTTCAGAACTGGGACTCCTCGATTCCGGGCTACCAGAACTACCTCAGCAAGGCAAGTGCGAACCGGGTCAGAGCAGTCAGGCGATCAATCATTTAATCCTTTCCAAGCCCGTCAGGGCTTGGTCTTGAACCATGTCTCAGTACAAACACCTGCCGATCTACAAAACCACCTACGAGCTTTTGCAGTTGGTCACGATGTGCACACGCGATTTCCCAAAAGACTTTCGTTACTCCCTCGGCCAAAAGCTCAAGGAGGAGTGCATCGAGCTGGTGTTGCTGATTTACAGGGCCAACAGCAGCCGCGTTCGGCGTGCGGCCATTGAGGCCGTGAGCGAGCGGCTACAGGTGCTGGAGCTGCTGCTGCGTCTGAGCAAAGACATGCGGCTGCTGAGCATCAAACAGTTTTCCTCGGCGTGTGAGCTAACTGACAGTCTGAGCCGACAGGCCGCAGGCTGGCTCAGGTCCACACCGCTGGCGATGGCGGAATCATGATGGTCAAGGCTGTCATGAGCGACCAATTGATCGGGACTGCGCCCGCTGCTTTAAAGCAGCGAGAGGGCGTCAATGCCAGTTTCGCTGTGGGTTCGCCTGCGGCGCGATGTGTGAGTGCGCAGTCACACGCCTCCAACGCGTGGAATCAGAACTGGGACTCGTCGAATCCGGGCAACCAGAACAACAACAACAAGACGAATGCGAACCGGGTCAGAGCAGTCAGGCGACCGAAATTGGCGGGCATGGACAACTTGCCCACCGCCGAGGAAATCTTTTTCGCGTACTACGAATGCCGCAAGACCAAGCGCAACACCTGGAATGCGCTGAAATTTGAAGAGCGGCTGGAGCGCAACCTAATGCAGTTGCTGCACGAGCTGCGCAACGGTGAATACCAGATCGGCACCAGCGAGTGCTTTGTGGTGACGCACCCCAAAGTGCGCGAGGTCTGGGCGGCAGATTTTCGCGACCGCATCGTGCACCACCTGCTGTACCGGCGCATCTCGCCCCACTTCCACGCCCGATTTATCAGCGACACCTACGCCTGCATCCCTGAGCGCGGCACGCACAGGGCCGTAGACCGAGTGGAAAAAATGCTGCGCAGCGCATCTCAAGACCGCAGGGATGCTGTCTGGTATTTGAAGTGCGACATCGCCAACTTTTTCGTCAGCATCGACAAGGGCGTGCTCGATGACGCGCTGGCCGCTGAGTTGGGCGACCAGACGTGGACCATGCGGCTGGCCCGGCAGATTCTGCACCACAACCCGACTGAGAATGTGCGCATCAAGTCGCCCGCCTGTTTGATGAAATCTGTGCCGCCGCACAAGAGCCTGTTTAACGCGGGCGGCAATGGCCTGCCCATCGGCAACCTAAGCAGCCAGTTTTTCGCCAACGTCTACCTGAACGCGCTGGATCAGCACATAAAGCGCCAGCCGTGGGGGCGGCACTACGTGCGCTATGTCGATGACATGGTGGTGGTCAGCCGTAACGTGGCCGACCTGTGGCAAGCAGCGCAGGAAATCGATCGCTTTCTCAAGTCGCGCCTTGGCTGCGCGCTGCACCAGCGCAAGACGCAGATCATGCCTGCCGCCAGTGGCATGCCGTTTTTGGGTTTTGTGCTTCGCCCTTGGTCTCGCTACATTAAACGTGAAACCGATCGCAACGCCAGACGCTCTTTGCAAGGCAAGTGTCGCGCCAAAGAAAAGCCGAAGTCTATTCAAGCCACAGCCAATAGCTTCTTCGGCATTTTTCGCCAAGCAAACGGTTGGCGCGCCCGCGAACGACTAGCTACAATACTTCGATCACACGGCCATCTCGTCTCACCAAAGCTCAACAGGATGTTTGCATGAAATACATTAAATTTACCTACGTCGATGCTGTCACCGGCATCTCTGTCGCATCGCAACCAGCAGCCAATGGCCCCGTTTACCCGGCCGTCAAAGGCCTCACTTTTGTCTGGGCGCGCGAAAGCGCATACCCGACTGATGCGCCTGAGTTCTTTGGCACCTGCCCCGATGACAGCGACACCCAAATTGACGGCGTGTTGGGCATCTTTGATCAAGGGGATTGGGAAAACATGCAGTCGGACGAAATGAACCGCAGGACGCCAGATGTTAAAGCGGAAATTATGGAGGCCACGCAAAAAAGGTTGGATGACTTCGCCAAAACGCGCGATTACAACAGCATTCTGTCAGCTTGCACTTACGCGACCAGCACGGTTCCTCAGTTCAAGTCTGACGGTCAATACTGCGTCAATGCCCGTGATCAAACATGGGGAAGGCTCCACACCATGATGTCAGAGGTCGAGGCGGGCACTCGACCAATGCCTTCAGGGTTTTCTGACATTGAGTTTGAGTTGCCCGTTTTGGCTTGGCCTAAAGTTTGAACCTTGCCGCTCTTTTGGGCGGCAAGGTTTGTTCAAGGGTTTTCACTCAATCCGATAGGCCTCTCACGCCCATTTGTCGGCGCATGATTGCCACGCTGGCCGTCAGTGCCTCGGTGGCCTGCAAAGGCGTGATGTTGGCATAAAGCTGGGCCAGCAAGTCCAGCGCCTCGGGCACGTTTTGCAGAGCTTGGGCGTCAGCCCCAAACCTGCCAAGACGGTTATACCGGGCTTGCATTTCTTGCATGCTGCCAATGGCGCGGTCGAACACGTCCACCACCAGCTCGTCAATGTCTTTGGCCAGCACCAAGCCAACATTGATCATGCCGCCCAAAACATCAAAATCTTCTTCTGTTCCCCTGCCGCCGACAAGTGAATGCCAGCTGGTTCGGGCCATCAATTCAAGGCGCATGGCGTCTTCTGGCGTGTAGGACTGCGCCAAGCGCACGCGATTGAGCGATGCGGATGAATGCGCCAACACGGCATTTCTGTCCCACTGCTCCCGCTTGAACTTGCTGGCCCGGCGTTGCTGTCGGTTCATGGCTTGGCTCCTTCAAAAACACGGCCATCGCGGTGGCGGCGTTGACCCATAAACATGCTGGGCAGGTTGTAGGCATCCATAGCACCAGGTCGCGTGACAGTGCACCCCAATTCTTTGCCTTGGTAGCCATTTTGACCATGCACAATTGTGCGCGGTGGCGTGATTTTTGGCGTAGACGCTTTGGCCTCTTGCGCCTCTGCAACTAACTCGGCAGCTGTTGCGGTTGTGGCTAGCCATGCTGCAAGAAAATGTCGAGCGCCCTGTCCATTTTGCGGGGCCTCGTAAGCCAATTCAAGAGTCAAAAGCTCAGTCATGGCGTTATTGGCCGCTGCAGGATGAAGCCCTGAGAGCGTGCAAAGGTCGCGCACAGTACAAGCCTTAACCGATCCACGCAGCGCGTGCAGGAGCTTTACCGTGTTGGGTTGGTGCATCAGATCAATGTCTTGAGTGCTTGGCATGGCGAGCTTTCAGGTTTTGAAGAAGATTGAACACCCGGCGCACGGCATACCCGCGCGCCAAGCTGATAAAGGTAAACACGATGGTGATGCCCACGTTTTGCGCCATGGTGAAAGAATGGCCAAACAGCGGGTAAACCACCGGCGCAGCGGCCAGCGATATGCCAAACCCTGCTGCGGTGCTGAAAACGGCCTCAAAGGCCGACATTTTTCGGGATTGAGTCACAGCTGCCCGCCTTCGGCGTCATCCGGTGGCAAGTGCTTGATGGCAACCTGGGGCCTGCCAGACCCATTCCATTCATCCATTTGCAGAGTTGCAAAGGTGAAAACACTACATTCAAGATCCGAAAGGCTGCTTGTATTCAAGATTGTGATGTCGATTTTTTCAGGAGATATGCCATTTTCGCTTGAGTGCGCAGCCACTGGCTGCAGGCCAACTCGATCAATTTGCCAAATTACGCCGCCATGGTCGATGACCCATTGCGCCTCGTTGTCAAAGCGAACATCGCTGATCACAAAAACCGCGTCTGGGCCTTTGATGTTCATGACTTCGGCCATGCTGGCGGCGGCGACTTTGACCCAAAAGTCTGCGTCAATGCTGCGGCCCCATTCGGTGCCCAGGCGCTGGGCCAGCACGCGGTAGCTTTGCCCGAGGCCGGGAATCGGCAGTTCTTTGAGTTCTCGCTGCGTCATCCATTCATTGCCCACGCCGCAAAGATCAAGCAGCGGCGTAAGCATGGCGCGCATGGGATCGGCAAACGCCAAGCCGGTGCAGTGGTGGTTTTGTTCGAGCATTTGGCGCACAGTGTCTTTGCCTGATCCGGCTGGGCCGGTGAGTCCGATGATTTTCATTTGCGCACGCCCCAATTGTTGACGCCATCTGTGCCAGGCATGAATAAGGCCGCGATGCCCGCCAGCGGCACAAGCTGCCACCATCCACTGGCGTTGAAGTCATTGAAGCGGTTTTTGGTAAGCAATGTGAGGCCGATAAAATACACCAGCATAAGGGCCCCAAACGCCAGGTTAGCCAAAGACTGCGAGGCCAGTCCAAAAGAGCCAACAATCATGGCAGATGGGATCATGCACATGGGGCCAATGATCAGCGCACCAATGGCGTATTCGGCGCGATTTGCGCGCCTGTTTAGTGTGGTCATGCTGGCCAGTGCGCCAGAAAACGGGTTTGACATTTTGGGGTCTCTAAGGGGTTAGGCTTGCGCCTGCGGTTTAAGTTCCAGCTTTTGCTGGGCTGCGGACTCGGCTGCGGCCTTGAGGTGCGCACGGGCCAAGGCCCATGTTTTGCGAACGTCGGTGGCTGCGGCCGATGTGTATTTTTTGCCTTCAAGCAGGCTTCGGCTGGGCTGGGTGATTTTGGCGGGCATGTTAAGGCCTCCAGACTTTGACATCCAGGCCGACAATGATCAGGCCCAAGATGGCCAGCACCCACACGGTGGCTGGGTGGTTGGCGATGCGGATCAAGGTTTTCATGGTGAGCTCCTTTGTTGAGGTGCGCCATTGTAAACACATAATCCAGCCCGTTTACAACATAGGACAAACCCCTAGAAAAAAATTCATCGAATCGTGTTTACGTTTTGGCGTAAAATCCCCGGCATGATCAAACTTCCAAACGATTACGGGCGCAAGCCCGACGAGGCGGCGGCCATCCTGGACGCTATGGGCGGCAACACGGCGGCTGGCCGCGTGCTAGGGGTAACGCCCCAGGCCTTGAGCTATTGGCGGCGCAAGGGCATACCACCGCTGTGGATCAAGGCGCTGCGCGGCATGAAGGACTACAAGGCCCTGTTCCCGACAGACAAGGCCCCCAAAGCCAAGCCCAAGCCCTCACACCGCTGCCCCACCTGTGGGCATGTTGGACCGATGGAACCTGTTTAACCGTGGAGTGCGCCGACAATGCGAAACGATACCCAAATAAGTTCAAGCGAGTCATTCAAACAACTTTCACCCAAAAAGCTCGCTGCCAAAATGGCTGAGATTTTGGATGTGGTGTCCATGTGTCACCGCGCTGGCCTGCCCGATCTGAGCCTGTCTGAGATTCAGCAGGCCTATGAGCGCCACCACCAGCGGCGAATCGACCTGAACCGGGTTTCTGCCCGTGTCTACGACCTGGTGCGCGCCGAGCGGCTGGTGCGCGTGGCTGAGACCAGGGCCTGCCGTGTGACTGGCCGCAATGTGCTGCCGGTGTATGTGAAGCCTTTGCAGTCAACGATACCGGGCATTTGAGGCGAAGGCCAAAAAGGCTGTACAATTTAATCATCCCTTGGCGGGGAGTTTTCGGCAGCCCTTTGGGGTGTCTCTGCCTGCGCCGTCAGGTCCGCCAACACGCGAAAGCGTGAGAGACACGCCAAAGGGCTTTTTTTTGGACAAAAGCATGAGCAAGTTTTCACAATATGAGGCTGAAAAACGCGCATGGCTGCATCTTCACCCGGATGCAAGCCCCGATCAAATTCAAGATGCCTTCAGGGCGATTGCGCGTAAGTTGGGGGTTTGACATGGCGCGCATACGAACAATTAAACCTGAGTTTTGGACTGATGAGCGACTCACTGAGTGCTCACTGAGTGCTCGATTGATGTTCATCGGGATGTGGAATTTTGCTGACGACAATGGAAACATGGGGTATTCGGCAAAGCGCATCAAGATGCAAGTGTTCCCTGCGGACAACATCGAAACCCAGCCACTGATTGAAGAGTTGTTGACTCACGGAATGCTCACTGAATACTCAGTGAATGGCGAAAAGTTCTTAAATATCAAGGGCTTCGGCAAACACCAGGTCATCAATCGGCCGAGCTCAACAGCGATTCCAAAGCCTGAATTCAATGATGACTCAGTGAGGACTCACGGAGTTCTCACTGACGGAAGGGAAGGGAAGGGAAGGGAAGGGATAGGAGATATATCGTCAGGATCGAGCCCGATCCCGACCATGTTGACAGAATCGGGCGAAACCAAAACCAAAGCTGTGAACAAAACAACTCCAGACTGCCCTCATGCCGACATCCTTGCCCTTTGGGCTGAAAAGCTGCCTGTGGCCATTCAGCCTGCCGACTGGAACGAAAAACGCCAGCACGCCCTGCGCAGCCGTTGGCGTGAAAAACCCAATCGACAAAAGCTCGAGTGGTGGGCGCGGTTTTTCGAGTACATTGGCGAGTCAGATTTTTTGATGGGTCGAACCAACACACCAGGCCGAAAAGCCTTTGCGCTGTCGCTTGACTGGCTGTGCAAGTCTGACAACTTCCTCAAGGTCATTGAGGGTCGATTCCATGAGCAAGAAGGGGTGTCAGCATGATTGCCGCAACGATGAACAACTTGGCCAGCCATGAGGCTGAAGCGGGTGTTTTGGGGGCTTTGCTGCTGGACAATCACTCGCTTGACCGTGTTGTTGACCGCCTCAAGCCTGAGCATTTTTTCAATGCCCTGAACCGCGAGGTTTACGCTGAAATCTGCGGGCAAATCGCTGCAGGCAAGCAAGCTGACGTCATCACGGTTTTTCAGGCCATGTCGAAGCGAATTGACCTGCAAGCCCTGAACGAATTGGCGCAGTTTGTCCCCAGCGCGGCCAACTTGAACCGATACGCCGACACCGTGATCGAGCGCGCCAAATCGCGGGGCTTGCTGCTGGTGGCTGGCGAAATCAACGACCTAGCCCAAGATCACGCCCGAAGCATTGAGGACCGTGTTGACGCGGCCCAGGGCCAGCTGTCAAAGCTGATTGACGAAGCGCCACGGGATGATTGGGTGAGTGCCTATGAGGGGGCCATTGAGCACATCAGCGTGCTGGAGGACCGGGCCGAAGGTAAAAGCGTTGCATGGTCAACAGGCCTGCACGACCTTGACGAAATCATGGAAGGCGGGATGCGCCCAGGTGAGCTCATTGTTATCGGTGCGCGGCCAAGCATGGGTAAGACTGCGCTGGCCATGTCCATCGGGTTGACCATGGCTGCAAGCTACACCGTGGGCATGTTCAGCATGGAGATGCCGCACAGTGAGCTGAGAGACCGTCAAGCGGCCATTCTTGGCAAGCAAAGCCTGTCTGGCATCAAGCGGCCCCAAAGAGGCGCAAGCTGGGAGCCGATCGTGGAAGGAATTGAAAAATCCAAAACACTGAACTGGTATGCCAGCGATCAGGGCGGCCTGAACATCAATCAGGTCCGAAGCAAGGCGCGCAACCTCAAACGCCTGCACGGGCTGAACGTGTTGATCATCGACTACATCGGCCTCATGTCGGGGCTGGATGGCAAGCAGCAGCGCGCCTATCAACTGGAGGAGATCAGCCGAGGCCTGAAGAACCTGGCCAAAGAGTTGGGCATTGCAGTGCTGTGCTTGGCTCAGGTCAACCGCAAAGTTGAGGATCGGGCTGAACATGCGCCAGTGCTGTCCGACCTGCGCGACTCCGGGGCCATTGAGCAAGATGCTGACGTGGTGATGTTTGTTCACCGCCCAATTCAGCAAAAGCCCGAGCTTGGGGATGACTGGAAAGAGTACGCCAAGGTCACGGTGGCCAAGAACCGTCAAGGCCGCTGTGGTGTTGTCAACTTGAGGTACATCGGCATGCAGACCCGATTCGATGATTGGGATCGTGAAGTGCCAGGAAAGTCCAGCTACACGTCAAGCGCAAAGCCTGCGCATCGTGGCTACAAAGATCAATGAGCGCACCCGAATGGATAGCAAAGACACACGGCCTTATTGCGACTCTTGCGAAGCGCACCGCATGGCCGCCGAGGCAGGCAAGCCATGCGGGCGCTATCAGTTGACGTGCCTGGCCTGCTGTGTGCGGCTGGTGGCCAGTGCGCGGCCAAGCAGGCGACAGGCGGCTGGCATGTTGGCCGCCATCGCCAGGCAGACGGGCGCGCCCAAGCGTGCTGATGTGCTCGATGCGCTGGGCCAAGGGCCTGCGGGTCCTCCTGGCG